TTTAGATGCTGGTATTCTATAAGCTAATTCTGTTTTAGGTCTATCCATACCATCTTGGATAGGTTTAAAAAAGAAAGGATAATTTATAGATATTGGAACTACTTTATCTGTAAACATTTTTTTAGCATCTGCTCCAGATTTTGAAAGTATACCAAATCTTGAGTCACTTGATATTGTTGCTAAGTTTACTAATTCTGAAGAAGACATGAAGGAAAATCCAGAACGTCTATTTTTTAAATAACACATTCCATAACATCTAGGATCTGCTTTACAAGCTTCCCAAAAAATAAAGAATAATCTATTTGATTCTCTAAAATCAGGAGCACCAATATCAATCTTGCTCCATTGTAAGTACATATAATGTGTACCTGTTATATAAGTTGGTTTGCCATTGTTGTAAAAGAATAAACCTTCTTCTCTATATTTAAACTCGTTGTCTATATAATCGTACCATCTGTCTTTAAAACCATCTGGTTGTTTATTCCAATCAAAAGTATTTTTTATTTTACTTATTTCTTTAGGGAAATCCATTTGTTCCCAATACTGTTCTTCTTTAATCTTAGACCTTGAATAAGAATCTTCAACTAATGGTAATGCTATTTTTAGATTTTGGATTTCGTATATTTCACCAATCTTTCCAGTCTTACTAATAATAACCAGATCATTGTCCTTATCATACCCATACTTCCATTTCTTTAAACGATTGTTTTGCTTAATAACACTAGACTTAATATAGTCTGGTACTATTTTATATAGAGTTTGTTCGTACATTATTTAGATCTCCCTTCCGCAAAACCTTTAAATACTTTAACCTCAATCTCTTTATCTACCTCAATTAATAGTTTCTCTTCTTCTTCTATTCTACTAAGTATTTCAAATGCATCGAATATAGCTAACTTCTTAGTCGCTGCAGCATTTTTTAATTTATCTGCTGATAAATCATCATCTCCATTATTTAAAATAGCTTCTTCAGCTACTTTAATTAGTTCTAATACTGCTTTGTGTCCAGAACGGATTATAGCTTGCTTCGTCTCCTTTATATTCATACTTAATTACAATATCATTAGATTTCATACAATATAGTCTCTGTCCTTCAATGACAAAGTCAAATTCTCCACCTGGAGTATAACCAACTAAGTCTCCCTCGTTGATTTTAAGTGATTCTAAGGAACTATTTCCGTATTTCAATATACCAATTAGTTTCCTCTCTTTATCATTGCTTAGATGACTAGTATTTTTAATTGGTTTTATAAAACATCTGTCACCAAATGATTTCCAATCAACATCACTTTTATATAAATATATTTGATCTATGTCACAGAAATACATGTTATCCATAAAGAATGCTCTACTGTTTTTTTGATTACCTCTAATATCATAGAAGCGTCTAAAAACATTATGGTGTATTATAACAAGATCACCAACTTTAATGTTAGTTGAATAAGCTAACGGAGTCGATACAACTTCCGCTAGATTATTCACAGATTTGAAACTTTCTATTTTAGTATTTAATACTAATTCTTTTTCACCAATCTTTAGTTTGTTATTGTATCTATCACCAACCGGTTTTACTATAAAACTAAATACACTTCTCATCAATATTCTAAATCGTATTCAACTGATATAGCCATGTTAGAATTAAACTTCTTCCAAGGCATAACTTCATCTCCTTTTTTTATATAGATAAAATAAGAAAGATCTGTACTATCTTGCAATATACAACTTATTTCGTGACCTCCATAAACAGATTGACCAACCGAATAATGCATTGCCTCGTTCTTATAGTCTGATCCTATACTTATTTTTCTAATAGAAGATTCCATTACTCAGTTTTTTGTATATTTTCAATTTCAGTGTAAGAACCATCTTGTAGGTTTATATTTACACTACCATATTGCTCTTGTAACTCTAGTTTAAATTCTTCAATAGTTTTATTAATATCTGCTAATTGATGTAGATAACTATGTTTCTGAGACTCTAGTATTCCAATGTTAGTTAGAATGTCAGATAAATCTTTTTGTTGTTTAGACAAAGTCTCTAATTGTTCTTCTGTAATTTTTTTAACTTCTGTTTCCATTTTTAATTTAATTTAATTGTTATAACTAATTAATCACTTAAATAAGTGAAATTCTACTATTTAATTTATTTCTTAAATATCTTGTTATATATTTTGTTTTTATTTTTTGTTCCAAGTTTGAATTCTAATACTATATCACCTGGATACGAATAATCTTTACCTGGTTGCATTTCTATAGAATTACCAAGATTGTCGATACCCAAGATAGGTGATTCTACATTTTTCATAGTAATATCACCACTTGGTATAACATTATATGGTCTATCTTTATCAGGACTATTTTTTTTGTAACCAGTTGTAGATAGATTCTTCATCTATAATTATTTTATATCGTATTCACCAGTTCTCTTATTAAGTGATACTTTTTTAAAATCACTCTCTACTTGTTTATCTGAAAATTTACCTGTCTTACTATCCATTCCACCTCTAAAATAAGTATCTTTTTCACCAGTTCTAGGTTGGTAAGTACTATATTGATTTGGATTAGTAAAAAGTTGTACTGGTTCTACGTCACCTGCTTTTCTAGTTTTATTACCTGCTTTGTTTCCTTCTCGTGCTCTCATATACTTGTTAGGATTTTTACTAGTTTTAACAGCGGAAATACTGTCTGATTTAGCTTGACTTTCTACAGCTAATTTAAGTTTATTTTTATCTCCAATATCGTCTACTGACTTTTTAGCTTTTTCAGAAATAGGTGTCTGTAAGAAAGGTGTAGGTAATCCACTACCTGTTTTAGAAGAATTACCTCTTCCTGGATTTTGAGTATATGCCATTTTTATTTTTCTTAATTATTATTACTTAGTTTTTTTGTAATAGATCACACCGTTTCCATCACCAGTTATTACGCATTTCATAGTCGTTTTGTTTATAAAAGTAAACGTATTTTCAGTAGTCCAATTATTTGGTAGAAAAATAGTTTTAATACACATTGAATTTTCATATACTACAAAATCAATTAATTCTATAGGTTTACCACTATTAGAACTTATCTCCTGTACTTGTAATGTATTATTATTATCTTTCCAAAAAAACAATTGTGTAGCTTTTTCACTAGGACTCCAATAACCAACCAAGTTATCTGTGTTTAATTTTTCTTGAGATAAAACACTTAAACTAAAAAACAAACTAATTGCAATAAAAAATACTTTTTTCATGATTAAATAACATTAGATTTATATAATACTATTATTACACGTATTAGTTACTTTTTATTTTGTTTAATATACGCTTCTTTTTCCCAAGGTAGATTCTTAGCGCCTTCATTCATTTTTGAACGTGGATATTTCTTACCTTTCCACATGACATGTGTATCAGTATAATCTAAATCACCACGTTTCATTTGGTCTATGTGAACCATTTCATGTTCTATAGTCTTACTCTTTTTTAACTCCAATGGAGATACGTTTTTATTTACTAGAATTGACCCATTTGACTGGGCCATTCCTAGTATATTATCATCCATGTCAGTACTATAGATTGGGGTATTGTCCATAAAGTATGGAGGATTCATCATTTTGAATGCCATTATAGTACTTTTTAATTATTTTTCTTACCTAGTACAAAAGTCTTAGTGTCTCTATATGGAAACATATTATTTAGTACTTCTTTTCTTTCTTCACATCCACACGGAACATCTAAAACTTCAGATACTTTGTTTACTACTTTTTTTATACCTGTAATTTTAGTTACATGTTCTATAGTATCACCTAATCCTCTACTTCTATTTGATTCCATTACCTAACATTTATTATGCAATAACTGGAAGTGCACTAACAGTAGCACTTGTTGATATGATAACAGGTATTAAAATAGGTCCGCTCTGAGCAAGTATTGCTGTATTTATAGCTGAAACAAATGTTGATGCTCCCGCAGAACTAGTAGTAAAAGTATAACTTTTTCCAAAAGCCCAGATAACAAAAGTAGTAGGTGCGGTATACACTACAGAAGTTATTAAATCAGTATTAAAAGTAATACTTGGTACGTTCGTAACAGATGAAACTGGAATTGATATGTATTTTGCCATTTTTTTTTATTTTTTTATTTTTATATTAATTATTAACCTACAGCGATATCGTTTACAACAAGAACAGCTGCAGAAATATTTGCTGCTACTAAAGCAGTAGTTGGAGCGGTTGAAACTACGAATTGAGTACCATTAGAATTAATAGAACTAACAGTAGTGTTAATTGCAAAAACACCTGTTCCACTTATCACACTAACAACCATACCAACAACTAAACCTGAAGTACTTGCTACTGTAATTGTAGTACCACTACTAGAACCTGATGTTAATGTAATTGCGTTAAAGTTTGGTATTGAAACTATAGGACCTGGTGATCCACTTACGATAGAGTTGTTTATAATGTTAGTTCCTGCTATTGCATTTGTATTTTGAATAGTGGTAGTTGATCCACCAAAAACCAATCTAAATGATTTACCTTGAGATACTAAAGTTGTGAATCCAGCGATACCAGTTACAACCGTTGCACCACCAGAAAGAGCAGTAGTTGGAGCAATTGATACTACAAAAGTTGTTGAACCACCGATAGAAACAACGGTAGTACCAGCAGCAAAAGCACCTACACCAGCTGTTATAGCTAGAGACATACCAACTACTAAACCAGTTGTAGAAGTAACAGTAACTGTGGTAGAACTACTAGTAGCACCAGCTGCCGATGTATATACTGTAGTTGGAGGTGGTATCGCTGTAGCGATATTATCCGTATTAAAAACGATTGTAGGTTGTCCAACAGCTGAAGTTGGAATAGAAATAAATTTTGCCATTGTTTTATTGTTTTTTATTTATAATAGTTTAGTTGTTAACATTTTTTCATTTTAGTTGGAGGCATTTTTTTCTCCTCTTTTTTTTCATAAGACTTAGTCTCTTTTTTTTCGTGTTTTGCCATAGCAGATTTAGAAACATATTTTTCTACTTTACCTTTGTCATAACTACCTTTTTCTACCATACTTCTTTGTAAATGAAAAGGAGAACTAGAGTTTCTTTTTACTATATTAAGTGACATTAATAACGACCTTTAGCTTTTTCGGTTATAGGTAAACCGTTATAACTTGGTTTTATATTATTTAATATAATACCATCTTTTCCACTGCTACTACCTTTACCTTTAGGTAATGCCGTAGTATCAAATGGTCCATTCCATAAAGCATTTGCTCCAACACCTGCTAAAGCCGCTTCTTTATCGTCCCTAGTTATAGGGTGTTTTCTAACATCTAAATTCATAATTATTGATTATTTATTTCGTAAGGAACTATTGTATTTTGTTCAACACCTACAGGTGGAGGTACTGGATCAACTACATCAGGATTAATACCTTGACCAACAGTTGGATCTATAAATTGACCTGTTAATGGATCTACTGAATTATCTATAGTTTGTTTAATTGGACTTGATTTTTTCTGTGATAAAACAGGATCTATATAGTTTTGATTAAACACTTGTCCAACAGTGCCAGTATTAAAAGCGTTTGGGTTTATACTTGTTGGCGCTAGTTGATTTTGATTTCCAATATTTCTACCTCGCATAACTGAACCAACAACCCCACTTTGAAGTCCTCCTATACCCATAACTGACATACCATTTTGCGCAGCGCGTAAAGCATTTCCAATACTACCTTGTTGTGATCTTTGGTTTAAAAATCTACTATTATTAAAACCAGCAGAGTTATCCATAATACCTTGATTTGCAATTCTAGCTTGACGATTTGCAATTGCTTGTTGCCATATTCCCATATTATTTATTTTTTATCATTATTAGCGTTTTCTATTGCTACTATAGAAACAGTATTAGTATATGTTTTACCATTCATTAACGTATTTCTTCTACTTGTTGGTATATCTTCTTTACCAAGCATTATACGGTACATTTTACTTATAAGTTGTTTACATTTAAAAGAAACTTTATATATGTTGTATTTTCTGGTAACGTAGTCTCTTTCTCTCCAAACTACTATCCAACCATTCTTTAACAAATCGTTCCAACGTCTATTATTCCAACTGTATGCGTAAGTACCTATTTTAAAATCTTGTTTAGTAAAGAAATCCATACAATCTAAGTATATTAGTAACTCTAGATCTGCATCGGTTAGATCGTTATTCTTACAAGCCCACTTTCTTATTATTCTATAATGTTTTAATAATGAAAGATCTTTTATATCACTTGCTTCTAATTTTATCATAATACAACAACTACATCTTGTAATTTTATAATATGATAAGTATTTTTATCTATTTCTATTTTATGACCAGCATGTCTATCAAAGAATATAATGTCTTGTTCTTTAACACCAACAACTTCATCACCTATGCGTAATACTTTCGCTTCCACATATCTAATATCTTCTCTTTGATTCTCTGCAAGTAAAAGACCACCTTTTGTAGAAGTAGTACCTTCTTTTATTTTCTCTATAATTAAACATCTACCTATCGCTTTCATTATGCTCTTAAGTTATTAATTACACAATCAGTTGATAATATTGTAGTTGCTACAGATGCAGCATTTCTTAATGCACTTTTAGTAACTAATAAAGGATCAATAATACCTGCATCAATCATTTTAACAGTTTTACCTGTTATTACGTTAAGACCATAACCTACTTTAGATATAATCTCAATTGGCGCATCGTCAATACCAGCATTATCTAGTATAGTCTTAAACGGTGCTTTAATAGAATCTAATAAAATCTCTTCACCAATTGAAAATGAATCTATAATATGTGAAGCATTTAATAGAGCAATTCCACCACCTGGAACAATACCTTCTTTAATAGCTGCTTTAGTAGCACAAATAGCATCTTCGATTCTATCTGCTTTCTCTTTTAACTCTATTTCAGAACCAGCACCAACTTTAACTACAGCTATTTTAGCAGTTAAACGCGCTAATCTTTTTTCAAGTTTTATAACCACATAGTTTGGATTATTTTCTAATAAAGACTTTTTAACTTCTTCTATAATCTCTAAAACTTCTGGTTTTGTTTCACCTACGTGAAGTATTGTTTCTTCGTGATTTGTTATACTTTTAATACATGTTCCTAAGAATTCTGGTTGTATTAAATCTAAGTCATCTCCAAGATCTTCATTTATAATAGTAGCACCTGTCAATAAAGCTAAGTCATCTAATATCTCTCTTTTATTTATTCCATAAACAGGAGCATCAATAACATTTATCTTTATATTACCTTTAGACTTGTTCATTGCTAAAGCAGATAATACTCCTTGTTCCATATCACCTATAATAAGTAATGACTTATTATTCTTTATAACATACTCAAGTACCGACTATATTTGTCTTATACTTTCTATTGGAGATTCAACTAATAATACCAATGGATTATCTAATTCTGCCGTCTTACTCTTTTGATTAGTTATAAAATGAGTATTTGTTAAACCCATACTACATTGAACACCTTCTACAACTTGTAAACTACATTCTGGATCTTGAGATGTTTCCATCATAACAATACCAGTATTTCCAACTGATCTAAAAGCATCACCAACAAGTTTACCAAGTACTGTATCATTGTTAGTTGATATAGTCGCTATTTGATCCAACATATCATCGTCTACTTGTATAGAATTCATTTCTAGATATTCTATTACTTTTTCAACCGCTTTATTTATACCTTCTTTTATTTGCCTAGTATTAGGATTTTTAACTGCGAAAGCGTTCTTTAGTATTGCATGTGCTAATACAGTAGCAGTGGTTGTTCCATCACCTGCTTCTCTAACTGTTTTTCTTGCTGCTTCTTTAAGTAATGTAGCTCCCATATTTTCAACAGGATCTAATAATATAATAGAATCAGCAACAGTAACACCATCTTTTGTAATAACTGGTCTTCCAGAAGAGTCTTCTAATAAAACACACTTACCACTTGCCCCTAACGTAGAACTAACTGCTCTAGTTAATTTTTCAATACCAGCAAATACTTTATCACTGGCTTCTTTTCCGAAACTTAAGTTTTTGACTATAGCGTCTGACATAATTTTATTTAATTAGATTGATATAGTCTATATATCACTTGTTTGTAGAGTTTTTTACTTATCCTTGTCCTCTATACTTCTTGGTATATAACTTAGAAGTTTTTAATTTAGAAGTTTTAGTTTTAGAATGAACTCCTGGTCTAGATACTTTTATAGTAACTTTTTTAGCAACCACTGTCTGTTTTGCCATAGTAAATATAATATTATTAATAGTAATATAGGTAATATAAATACCCAGTAATTTTGTTTTTTATCTATTTTCTTTTGTTTAGTCTTTGAAACTTCTGTCTTAACTAACTTATTAGTACTCGTTGAATCCTTAGACTTCGTATAAGACGTTTTATTTTTGTTATAATATGAAACATTGGTTTTATTTTTTTTGACGTTTAAAATGACATTCTTGTAACTTACACCATTAACTATTATTTCTTTAGTAGTATCTATTGGTTGTATTGTTATTTCAGTACAGTCATTAGTTATAAGTATATTTGTAGAATCTGATTTTTTTTCAATTTCTTGACTTATAAGTGAAACTTTCGTTTCAACTAAACTATCTTTTTTAATATCTACTTTGTCTACTATTACTTTTCTTGAAGCACAAGAAGACATCATTAAAACAAATGCAGTGAATAGTATTACTGTTATCCAATATAATATCCAATTTCTATCTTGATTTTTCATTACGATATAGTTAAAGTTATTTCTTTCGCTAATTTCATTTTTGCAAACAAAGATTCAAAAGCTTTTCTAGATTGTCCTATAAAATCTTTAGATCTAGTTCTACCTACTAATATACAACC